CGCATTTTTATCTCCCGTCAAAAGCTCATGAATTTTGACTTGTGGATTAATGATGAGATTCTGGAGCATCCTGTCAATCGCCAGCCCCTTCTTGAGGAGGGTCTTTGACGTTAAAATGTCCTCCTCTTTCGCGGTCATAAAGCGAATCTCAAGTGTTTCCTCTCCATGAAGTGGGTGCCCCTGCGCATAGAAGCGCCCCTTGGATGGAAGTTCAACGATTTCTGTGGGTACTGCAAAAGATAAGCCTCCTGCGGAGGCCCCCGCAGTAGCTATTGGTGTGGGAGGTGCTGCCGCTCCGGTTGCTTTTTCTGCCCCCAAGCGTTCCTCATTATTTCGTGCCATTTTCTCCTCGTTTCAAGTTAAGCTCTTAGCTTCTATTTGATGCTATTGGACTTCCAGTGAAATCCCCTTTAGCATAATCATACCTCAAAGTAAGCTCGACGTTAACTAAATCGTCAGAAGTATAATCAAGATCTCCGAACTTGACGTCCTTGACCCAAGCATTAACAAGCTCCCACTTCTCGATTACCGTGCCGTCCGGTCCCAGTTGACTTATCACGACTGCGCCGAGAGCCTGGATAGAATTAATCTTCGAAAGAGTATGCACGTCATTCGGATCTTCGGGCAGATGATAGCCCGAATCACTTAGAATCTGCATCATGGTCGCGGACGCATCGGGCTCTACAGGATCTGCAAGAGTCAAGCTGACCTCACCCCATTCAACCCTGCCAGGATACCAGAATTTGTGGTTAATATAAACCACCTCCGATTCACTAACTGTAAAACTAGGTTTGGTCACCTTCGAACACATCCATTGGGGGATTCCTCCAACATTTAGAAGCCACCTGTAAGCTCTCTTCGGCTCTACGTTGGGGTCTGCCCAAAATCCTTCTCCTGCCATCTTATATGATCTCCTATTAAATTAATTAGCCGGGTAAAACAAATTTCCCACCCAGCTTGATTTATTTTTTTTTAGTCCTCGAAAGACGCGCCGCTGTCAGTGATCACGAAGTCAATAGCGATGAACTCAATAGCCTTAGCTGGCTTCAAGAAAATCTTCGCATACATGATATTACGATCAATTAAGTCTGGAGTTGTTGTCGTCTCATCGAGAACGACTTTAAAGTCCATTAAGCCGAGTCTTGCTTGAACACTTCTCAAGAAGGGATTAACCTTGCCCAAGAACCTATTCCACGTTCTAGGGACATTTTGTTCAAACAAGGTTGTCGCAGCCATCCTAGAAACCTCTTTCTTAACATAAATTAACAGTCTTCTTACGTTGATCCTATCCAATGCGGAAGGGGTCACCTGTAATGTCTTCTGTCCAAAGATGACAATTCCTTCTGCTGGGAATGTCGCAATCGGATTAATGTTGGCGTCGTAAAGCTTATCTCTCTCCTTGGAGGTGAGTCTTTCACGCACACCAACAACGGGAAGCCCGGATGAGCCCTCTGTCAATCCACCTCTGGTAAAACCCGCAGGGGCAAACCAGAGTTCCGACTTGGTTTCTGAACTACCCATTGTACCCAGTGCAACCACCGATGGTGGCAACCAGAGTGCAGAATCCTGAAAGGGGTCGTTCGCACGTACCCATGGATAATAGCAGCAAGCGTAATTCGAATTAAGTCTTCTAGACTTCATATTCGCGATTGCAGTGTCAACACTTCCTCTGTTCCCAGATGCGTTATCTCCGTCTGCGTTCTCAGTGTGCGGCTTGAAGCCGCCTTCGATATCAATAATAGCCAATGCATCGGCGCGTGCCTCACAAGTATTAATTAAGTGAGTCGTAATGCCCGTGTTCGTTATACCCGGCACAGCCGCAACGTTAAACTCAACGACTTCGGGATCCGCAATTATATCAATTGCTCTCCGAACGGAGTTAAACGCATAACTGTTCTTCTCATTCTTCCCTGCAAGAACTCTGTTTGCAAAGGGTTCCTTCTCCGTAATATCGACACCATCATCGCCACCCCAAAGAGGCATTGTAAACTTGTCAAAGCCACGATCAAGAACCCCGTCAAAGGTTCCTGTCAGAGCGGTGCAGGACAAGCCCAACCGACGGTTCTGAGCGTTCCACTCGGCATGCGTTGCCCCGAGAGACTTTACATCATCCAAGGAGAACTTGAACGAATATTCCTGACCGGAAGATGCCCCGTTGGCAGTCATCCCCGATGCGAAATTCTTAACCACGTCCCACCAAGCAGGGTCACGCCTACTCGACCCAGAGCGGTTTGTCTGGACACCAAAGTAGGCAGCTTTTCCGTTTCCGCCTTGTCCCTTGAGGTCTTCCGTTGAAGTCCTTAGTCTCATGGATGGAAAGAGAAGTCTGGCAGCAACTGGATCTGCGGCGGCTGCGAAGCGTGACGAGTCTGCGGATCCGACACCAGAGTGCCCAGAGCCCGAAGAATAGTAAGCCACAGTATTCTGGTTACCCTTTGCGAAAACCGTTGATGCGGCCGAAGCGGACAATGTGTCAAAATTAAGCGCATTTGCCGCCTTAAATCCCGACCCCGCGACGATGCCAAAGCCAGCGTGACGTGCGGGTCCAAGAAAGCCGAATGGCAACAAAATCGGATCCGTCGCGCCTGCGTCAACATCAGTATTCATTTGAACATAAATTATGTCTGACCGACTTGGGAAGCCGCCATAAGTTCTATAACGCCTTTCTGCTGAATCCCAAGAGTCATACTCGTCTCCAATTACTCTCGCGAGATACTTTGAGGAGGCGGGATTCAAATTGCAATTCGTAAACTTTTCAACGATTCTAACCGTTGTATCATCATCATCGGTCTCCCGAACAACAACAGTAAAGGTGCCGTATGGAGAACCATGAGGAGTCTTCGAGCCTCTAATGCTCTCAATTGAAACCTTGTATCTTCCCGAATCGTGTGCCCCTGCATGCTTACTCACGAGCTTAAATAGCTGCTGCATATTTACAGGATCAAAAGCCGCAGTATTTGTAGAAGTATCCTGGGCTATAACCCAGCCAGTTTCAGACTGTGTTGTTTCCCTTTGGTGCGTGCTTTGATCGACAGTCGAAGCGTTCGCCAGCTTAAGAATAATCCCAAGCTGATTGCCCGCACCAGAAGTGGTGACCCGATCATGATAAAAGCTTTCAAAGGTCTCTCCCAGGAAATATTTCGTATCATTACCAGAGCCCGCAGTGATAGATGAATTTAGCTGAGTTGGATTGGTATTAAACATATTTCGCACGAAATTTCCGCTATTCGGATTCATACTGAAAACAAATTCGTCCTGCTTGGACCAAGACCTTGTATTTCCAGCCGATACCAACTGAACTTTGAAGGAGTCGTCGTCCACAGACTTTACCCAGACGCCTGTGCCCGATATCTCTGTACCTGCTCCACCGGGTTGCGTTCCCTTGAGCACCATTGCCTCTGTTGCGCTGTCGACATACCAGACCGCTGCTAGCGTTCCCGTATGAATGGTTGCAGCGGATCCGCCAGCAAAGAAAGCTGTCGTATTGTCCGCAATCGAGGCAACATTGTCATTATCGAAATCCTGCGCTGTGGATGAAGCCGTTAGTCTCATTGTTTCTGCGGCGGAAGAATCACATGTAATCTTAATGTCGCCAAATACGCTCATCGATGCTGGACCGTGTAGCTTTACAACAGTCACTGTCGACGATGCAATACTAGCCGAGAGTGGGTGGACAGATCCGCCCGTCTGGTAGGAGCCTGAGTTGATACACTCCGCAAAACGAGTAGCAACGATCATACCCTTGCTGCCATCGGCGTTACCAGCAATCTCGAAATCTTCTGTGTTTGTTCCGGCAGTGGCTCCTGTGAAGGTGGCTGTGCCAGCGTCTCCGCCTTTTACTCCTCCATGATCCCACGTAACGGTAACGATGTCTGTGTTATTGGCAGGTGCACCAAAAGCGATCGTAGCTACGGGTGGGACACCCATCGAAGAAGAGTTCACACAAAAAAGCCCAAAGGCGTCTCCGGTGATATTCCAACCGGCTTCGCCACCAGTAAGCTTATCTGTGTTTTCTGTCCCCAGTAATCGAACTACCGTAGCTGGTCCGTTATTTTTCAGGTAAGCCATCGCGGCATAAGCAGCGTAGGTTGGCGCAAGATAATTTCCCTCTCTCCATACATCTCCACCCTGTTTACCGGGAATCGTATTGCCGAAGACCTCGACAAACTCCGACTGCGACTTGATCGTTACGGGTCGCATGCCTGGACCTCTTTCAGTCCTGCCAATAATAACTGGTCCGAGTCGGTCGTGCTCTCGCGGCAAGAAAGAATTATCAATCTCGTTAATGAGGATGCCGGGGGATACAAACTTAAATCTCTTCGTTACTGGTGCTACCATATTTCTTTCACTCCTTATGAGCTAGAACTCTTCTCTAGCAACGCTATATCATATGTAAATAGTCCTGGCAGGAACGAAAAACCATATTAAGGTCGATATTTTCCTTTAATGCCAGGGGGTCCATTTTCGTGTTTTAGGTAATTTTCTATTTCGTCATCAAGCATGGCTCTCTCCCTGCCAACCTTGACCTCAACTGCGCCCTCTCGACGTACAATTTTTGGTTGGTCAGCGTTTTTATCGTCACCGATTATGTACCCCAAGACTCGAACGTCAAAACTCGTTTCAAATTTTCTATATCCGTCACCCGGCTCCGATGTCGTGTTGTCAAAAGAAAAATCATTTGGCATGAACCCCTCGTATCTATGTCCGTCCCTCTGGAGGGTAAAATAATTAATTCCGCCGGTCTTGTTAATGAGCGGTGCAAATATTTCGTTCATCTGTTGTTGATACTCTGTCCTGACAGATATATTATATGTAAGCTCCATGTAAGTCGGAAAGGGGATCGTAATAGTTTCGTATACGGGCTTTGACTGCCCCTTGGAATTCACCTGTCCGTGCCCCACGTTGGTCTCGCCGCCCTTTAAGCGTGCCGACTTCGCATTGGAAAACTGTGCCGACTTTACTGGCTGAATTCTTCTCGCAATCACAATTGAGCCCCCCTTGGCATCGCGAAAATTTGGCATATGTCCATGCAAGGCTGCTCGTCTACTGGGGTCCTTTGTTATCCCCGTTCGCTCAACGGTCATTATTGGCAAAATCAACGCACCCGTCTTGTCTCTGAGTTCTTTTTTTGACTTAGACTGGTGTGCCCTCTCTGCTGAAGCCCAAACCACCGGAACCTTTTTCCAGCCCTTGTTAGTGTCCGCGCCGATGTCCAACTCCTTATCGAGCCAGTCATACAGCGCATAATCGATAGTCTCCAGCGTTGATGGCATCAAAAGCTTTTCAGTAACGTGCTGCTTCGGAATTTCTAAATCAAGTGGCATCGAACGTGCCCTCCCTAGCCTGGATACATTCCGCCACAATCTCCATCATTGAATCATTCTGCCCGAAAAGCTCAGTTGGTTGCCGTGTATATGTTATTTCGTAAAACCTTTTTCCATAAAGAACAAAGTCTCCCTCTCTGACAAACAAGTCCTGATCTTCTACCAATCGCCTCTTGTGAAAGTGAACCTTGATCGTTCTCAACTTATCTAAACCATATTTTGTGTTGGAGGTGTTTGAAGAGTTGCCCTCGTGTTCAACCAATGCATGTACTCGGACGGGAGACAAAAATGTTTTCTTAATTGCCTCTCCGTAGAGCGGATGATAATTTGTGTGTTCCAGGCTTATCGGATAGTAGACGACCACCTGAGCAATAACTCGCTCGATGAGTTCGTCGTTCACCTGCTTTACTAGATCCTTCTCCTTCTGCCCGGTAAAAAGGGGTGGAGGAGGTGCGGCTGGCTGTGTCCATTTATTATCTGCCACGAGTCACCCCCTTACCCTGTATAAATTAATGCTGGGACTTGTGCGAAGACAGCGTTTCCTTGCTCGATGAACGCGGCGTCACCCTCAATGAGTTTGCCATAAGTAAGCTCGTCCAGAGTTTCCTTAAGCTCATCTCTTAACGCTTGCTGCTCCTCTTTGGCAGCGGACAACAGCGCATCACCGTTTAAAGAAACATCTGCGCCTGGAATCGGAATCGAACCGAACTTGCTCCTTGTAAGCCCAAGCATCTCTTTGGACAAAGCCAACGCGAACCTGCGTATCCAGTGCTTGCCTATACTGTTGATATTTTGATAAGGCACATTTTCAAACGGAAGAGTGTTCATATTGTTTATGCCCTCGATCCCTGTTGCGCCCTCGGCATTATTTTCTTCCCAGGTATCTACCGGAATAACGAAGTCAACCCACATCTTGCCGGGGCTTGAGCCAACCGGCTGGGGATATATTCGAAGCTTGTTCGCTTTAAGCTCATAAGAATAATGAGAGTTTCGAGTGTAAATCGCATTTTCATAAGCCATGGCTTGTAATTTATTTTGCCACGCAGGTATCAGTTCAAAAGTCGAATCGTCTGCATATTGTCCATAAGTCGACATGTCCCCAGTTGTATTGACCCCCCCGAAATACCCGTAAAATCGCCATGAAGCAGCAGGAGATTTATAATACACTTTCTGTATCAAAACCTTTTGCCCCTTAACTAACCCAGCGAACGACACTGGTTCCTGTGTCCCATTGTCTAGGTTTGTATGAGACGCCCCCGACAAAATCGTTTGGAGATCGTAATCCTGCTTCCCGGCAGTGACAGCAAATGAAGCCGAATAGACATTTTGGGTGCCGCCCATGCCCGTCTCCTCCGAGACTCCCTCAGCAATCCTACGTGCATATGCAAAATCAAACCTCAAGAACCTGAGATTGATATTCTTATGCATCAGCGAATGCCCGCTCTCTAGCTGACCATCTTGATCAAATGACCCCGTGGTTCCACCAAGAACATTCGACATAACATTCTTCGCTTGATGTATGTTGAGGAGATAGGAATATTCTAAGACTGATTCTTCGTAGGCATTATATACTTGGTCTGCCTTCAATTCGAGATCTAAGATTTCGCCGCCCAACTTTTGATAGGTGTAAGCTACCTGATCAACGGCACCGTTAATAAAGGCGTCGGAGGAATATACCCCGTAAGCCAGCGAGCCCGTGACGTCACCTCCAGAACCAGAAGTCGGTAACTTGCTAGCACTCGTGGTTGAGGCTGGGGTTAGTGTTGGTATAGCCATTCATGGAGACCTCGCTAATAAATAATAGTGATCATTATAATTAGTTGACGGACCCGATAAAAGCCTCACCCGTTCGCAGTCTTCGCTGTGCTCTTTGTGTTTCTCTTATTTCGAGTGCGCTTTGTGCGCTTCGTGGTGTTATTTTTTCGAGTTGTATTCTTTGTCGTGTTCGTGGTATTTTTTTCTGTTGTATTTTCACCCGTGGTCTCGTTCAGGGTTTTCAATGCATTTGGGATGGTCACCACATTATCTTTCGCGTTGTTGTTATTATTGTTGTTCGTGTTGTTTGTGTTGTCGGGTGTCGCGTTGTTATTCTTGTTGTTCAACCTTGCCACCGTATTTCTAAAAGCTGCTGCCTTGCGAGCATACTTCGGACTTCTCAATCTTCTAGCTTTCTTTCCCATGATAACTCTCCTTTGTTGGGTTACATAAATAAATAGGTATCCAATAAAAAAACCCCCCAGCCGAAACTGGGGGGCTAAAACCTTACTCATAAAAAAGCCTTATTAGTTGCCGTATGTTACTGCAATAGTGCCACCAGAAGTTCTAATAACGCCCTTTACCTGCATGTCGTCTGATGCATCATCAGCATGGAGATAGATAAAGGAACCTGCCAATATAGTACAATCACCAGTGTCAGTTAAAATAAGTATCTGATCATCGTCGGACGCAGCGGTTTGTCTGGTCAAAACATCTGTTCCGTCCGCAGTTACCCATATTTCACATGACGCAGCCTGTAACTCATTGTCAGCAGCCAGGGTCAATTTAAGAATACCAGAGCTTGCAAACGTATTACCCGTGAACAAGATCAAAGTTTCGTCGCCAGCGCCGGTCATGTCTGCACCAGCAGCCATAGTAACAGTGCCGGAAACGCCACCAGTTAATCTGGAGACTCTTTGCGTGACTGTCGGCGTCGTGCCAGGAGACGCCGTGGTACCGATTGCAACATCAACACCGACGACTCCCGTGCCGCCAAAAATCTTTGCTGCGTCTGCGACTGAAACTACGGCTGATTGCTTGGCAATACCTTCAACCATCTTTGACAAATTGAGCGCAACGGGACCCGGCGTCAGCAGATTTGCCGCTGATGTTCCAGGGTCCTGACCCGCTAACAGCCCACCAAAATTACAATTCCACTGCGGATGGAGACCACCCATTCCACCCGTACCTAAGCCAAAATTAATATCTCTCTTCAAATTTTCGATTAATGCCTCGACTCTCGCGAGACCAATTCTCTTACTACCCATTTTACAAAACCCTCCCTTGGTTGTTTCCCATTTATAATCATGTCAAGTAACTGGGACATACGTTAACTAAAACGCATGCACTCATAAATAGTTAGCACCAAATACAAAATCCCCTCGCCATTGAAAAATGACAAGGGGATTTTTAGTTTTTAACTAATCGAAATTAGCTATTAGCTAGTTGCGCCAGCCTCACCAAGGAGACCACGGACGATAACCAAACCATAATGATCTGGCTTAACCATCTTCTTAGCGTAACGGGTCATAACTCCCTTACGCGGCACGAAGTCATCCGCACCAAAAATGGTTGGTGTGGTCTGCAGTGGCACATAAGGTGCGTACACGTAGCCACTCTCAAGGAAGCTACTGCCCTTACGACCAATGAGGATCACGTTGCGCAAGAAGTAAGGATCAACATAGATCTCAAACTTGTTACTGACGCTACCGACGTTAACGGCACCAGCAGTGCCCTTGTTGTCGTCGTGAGTCACGTTAGCTCGGAAGCCACTGGTGAACTCAAGAATGTTAGCGACCTCTGGCGAACAAACAACAAAGTTTGCGCCACCACGACCAGTCTTGCGGTGAATCTGAGCACTGACATCATTGACCGTCTCAAGGAGTGTCTCATACCACTCACTAACGGTTCCTGTGAAGTCAGGTGCAGCAGAAGAAGCACCAATCTCGCTGCCGGAAGTGCGGCTAACGAAAAGACCTGGGGAACGGCTCCAGTAGTATGTACCGGCTGTCGCACCCTTGATAAGGTCCTGCATGATTTCCTGATCAATTTCAAGAGCAATCTGCTCCGAAAGAATACCAGTCAACTCAACCTCGGCATCCAAGTTGTGATAAGCGTTGAGATCCTGAGCAAGCTCGGGAGTCCACTTTGCCTTCAACTTCTTGGTCTTCGCGGTCACAGCGACCGAGTCGACCTTGATGTCGATTTCTGGAATGCTCGTATTCGGCTGAACCGTAACGTCACCAGAATCCACGCCAAGCTCCAATCCCCAAGGATCATCAGCCACAACAGCACCGATTGAAGAAGCGGCTGCGATAATACTGTCCTTGATCGGGAAACGAATCTGAAGCTCATCTGCTTGGATGGTCGCGTCTGCAGCGCCATCGACACAGGAAGCGACGGGACCGACCCACGTCATGAGAATTCGATCCGAATCATCCGGGTCCGGTCTCGTCAGGCGACGAATGAGTTCCGCGTTGTTATTGTTATCTACGTCGATAAGATCGAGGGCACCCTCGACTGTAACAATGGCTGAAACTCCGTGAAGAGCGTTCAAATCAAGAACGTCTACACTGTTAACCTGAAACAAAGACTTTGCAACAGTAAAGACCTGAGCACTGTGAGTCTCAGATCCGTCAGCAAGTCCGTCCGCAAGAGACAGAACGTCTGGATCATACTGAAGTTCTTTCTTCTGAGCCTCAGTCAAGCCAGCATCAAGATTGATAGTGGCGACGTTCAGCTTAAAAGTTGCCGCCGCTGGTGCAAAGAATGAACCAGTAGCAGAGGTGAAACCGCTGCTGCCCAAGTTATAGGGACCGCCGGGATCATCCTTTACGGTACCAGCAAGACTAATACCGCTAGTGATGTTCTTACCAACAGCGTTGGTGTCTGCACCCTGGTTAAAACCACCGAAGATCGATCCACCCTGGTCCTGACCACCACGGAGCGTATGATCTGCGCCACCGCCGAACGTGAAGTCCAAGAAGAAGATGAGACCCGATGGGAGACTCATTGGCTGCACCGAGACAAGCTCGTTAGCAATCAATCCGCCGAATACACGGCGAACAATCGGGAAAGCGACGGCAGCAAAGCCCTCGACATCACCCGCAGACATAGCAGAAGCTTCGCGAAGAAGTTCCTTAGCCTGATTTTCGAGAAGAACGGCCATGCCACTCTTCGTATTATTATTATCGTTTAAGCCCTCAAGAAGACCAGTTCTTTCCCACTTATTAAGCAGGGCAGAGCCTTCTCTCTGGAGGTCACGATTCACTATACCCTCAGTAAGGGTTGTTAAAATACTCATTTTGTATTTCCTCCATAAATTAAATTTAAGTTGTGTTAATTCGGTTCTCTCCGCTTGCCACAAGATTCTGCTCGGGGCTCAAAGCATTAAAAGCCTCATCAACGAACTTGAACCAGCCCCGCAAATCATCAGCATTGTAATGCTGCTCATTCAGGGAGTCACTGCTCGGACTTATTCAATTTCAAAAGTAAATAGTGTGTTATGTTACAAATAACCTAAAAGTTATCTATATGAGGAGTGGCAGATTAATCTATGCCTGCGAGCTTCTTCATTCGCTCGGCAAAGTCGACTTCTTTATTACTCTCTTTGCGGACTCTCCTGGGGAGTAGACCGGATGGACGAGACACAACCTCATTCAAGGTGCTGTCCCGGTTTTTCTTGAAAGTGCCACTGTCCAATGTCTTCTTAAGAGTTTCGTAAATCATCTTAGCGTGCTCAACCGACTCCGCGTCAGAAAGTGATTCAGTTAATTGCCGCTTCTGCTTTGCGTTCAATTGATTGTTCTTCAGTACCTCATTTATATAGAACAGTCTAGCATTAGAAACCAGAGTGGACTCAAGCTGCTCCTTCATCTGTAGGGCGAGCGATTGAATCTTTTCACATTTCTGCTCCGCATGTTTCTTGGACTTATTAGCCTGCTTCAATTCGGCACGAGCCTTCTTAACACCCTCTTCAAGATCTTTCAGAGCCTTTTCCTGTTCCTTACGCTCCTCTTCGACTTCAGTATCGCGCTCGGCTGCAATTGCCGCCTCTTCGGCGTCTGCCTCTTCTGCCTGATTCGAACCCAAGGCTCCAGAGGATACCGGCTCATAATCAACAGTCAACTCTTCAATGAGACCACTCAGATCTTCGTCTGTAACAAATATTTCGTCCTCTTCCAGCAAAAACTCCCCGTCCTCAAACAGGGGCTCTTCCTCTTCCTCGCCGCCCAGACCGAACTCATCGCCCAGTGGGGGCTCGGTACCCAAGCCAACCTCTGCCTCTTCTTCCCCGGTGGCCTCATCTTCAGCTTGAGCAATCAGTGCATCTAAATCGATCACCACCTCTTTCTCTTCTGGTGCGGCAGCAGGATCATCGGGATCTGCAGGTGTCGGAACGTCCGTTGGTACAACATCAATGCCCAAAGCAGCAGGGGGGAGTTGTGCCGCGATGGCACCAGCTAGCTCTTCGTGAGATTCCTCTTCGCCGCCCATATCCATGCCCATGTCCCCACCGAGATCCATGCCCATGTCCATTCCCATGTCATCACCACCAAGATCTTCCTCGCCTCCGAGGTCATCTTCTTCTTCGGGTTGCTCCAGAAGATCTGCGACGTGGCGAGACACTTCCTGTTGGTATCTTTCTAAAACTTGGGTTTCCGCGCTCTTAAGGGCTGCGGCTTTGAGAGCTTCTGCGTCGATGATCGCTTCTTCTAGCATTGAGGACATATTATAAACTCCGTTCCTTCTCTAAATAGTCAATAACCTTCTTAAAAGCACACATGTTAAAAAGTCGAACAGGCTGCAAACACATCGACATTGGCGTCCGCGCCAACAAAAGCAACCCGGTCAATTCCTACAATATGATAGACCCTATATTCTCTGGCGCTTGGAACCTGGGAAGTAACCGCTACTCCAGAATCCGCTACGGTTATTGATGCCGCAGTTGCGGCTGTGTTAGCTGCAGCCAGATTTGTTTCAGGGACCTCAAACCAACGCTCAAAGGCGTGACAGTACCCGAATACCGTAACTGCTGCGGGCCCGCCGACATGAGCATCCGTCACCAGAACATGAAGATACCTTTGGTTTTCGGTTGCATACCCCTCTGTTTTAACTCCAGATGCCGAACCCAGAAGATTGTTAGTGTTAGCCAACAAAGCAACTGGAGCCCCAGCGGGTCCAGCTATATTTTTCGGACCCCTTGTCCTGCCCCAACTGTTATATCTAAAATCGCCCTGTGCCATAATGAACCTCCACGGTATTAATTAGTTCCTAATTGCTCTTTTGCTTGTTTCTGAGCGCACGAGCCCTAATTCTTTTTAATCTTTTTTTCACGGATGGTTTCATGAAACGACGCCGATCCCTGACCTCCTCTAAAATTCCATCCTTCTTTACCTTCTTAACAAATCGCTTAAGCATCCTCTCAAAAGATTCGTTAGGTCGCTTCTCCACGCTAACATTTGTCACCTTGTACATTTTAAACCAAGTTCTTCCAGTTTCCGCCGACCAACTTCTCTATTGCACTTATGTCGACACCACGATCTGATGGATCTATTCCAGACATCGGGTTGCCCTGCTGTGGTGCGGGGGCGGAAGGCGTGGTGCCCTCAAAGAGATCGACGCCACTATAAGCGTCCCGACCCACTGCCTCCATCAAGTCCCGCTTCTGTTCCGTATAGTCGGGGCGCTTTCTTTCTTCTGTGACTGGTGCGGGCACTGGTGTTGTGGCTCGTTCAGCTATGAGTGGAGCGCCGCCAAGGCCTTTGGCAACCTCGGAGATTAATGTTGATAGAAATCCCTCTTCCAGCAGCAATTCATATACGCAATCTTTAACCATTGGCTTTATTGCTTGTCTAAGTTCTTCCCTTTTCATTGATTATCCTATAATCTCGTTAAGTGCTCTATTGATTCGGTCTGCCTTCGTATGAGGTCTCATGTTCTTCGCCTCCTTGAGCATGAAAGCGTTGGGTGTCGATGGCTCTGACACAAAATCAAAACATATTAATTGAAAATCGTCCTCAACAACGGTCTCGCCGCTCAAAGACTCAGAGACTGACCCGAGGCCTCGTGAAGAAATTCCCAGCTTCACGCCACTGGATACTAGATCCTTGAGGATTCTGCCCGATGGAGTATCTAAGACCTTCACCTTGCCCATCACATTGTCGCTGTCCCACCATATATCGGTGACCAAATGAGATGCGTTCTTTAAATTAATAACGGAATCCTCTGGATGGTCAAGTTCTCCCAGTGCTCGATGCTCTTTTACAAGCTTGTGATAATTATTCACCTCCCTTTCTAGCACAGTTTTTGGGTAAACACGACCATTTCCATTTTGTTTATTTGCGGTCTGCATGAGTCCGGTCAAAAATAATGCCGTTCCCGCAGCCATTTGGCGCTTTTCGTCCTCAGTTAAGAAGTCTTGACATACGCCGCCCTCACAAAGAGCATGGTATTCTCTTAAAATTACCTTAGACATAGCGCCACCTAAGAACCCTTACAACACCGACGCACGGGCTGCAAACCCCAGCGCTTCATGGTGATCTCCTCGTTCATTTAAACCCCCTAATCCCCTCGTCATCGAAGAGTGTACCCAGCACGTAAGAAGTACCGGAACTCAAGCAACCAAGAATAAATCCCGTTGCAAGTCCCGTATCAAAATTAAATAGCTCGGTATAAAAAGAAATGCCATACATTATTAAGCCAACCCAGAAGCCAACACACATCGAACAGCGAAAAATATCTCCAAACCATCCCTGCGTTGGACGGACGTTTTCAAAAATCTTTCCGTATACCACAATCTGGGTCATGCCAAAACAGGCAAGAACAAAATATAATAACTCCACTCTCTCTCTACCTCACAAGACTATCGCGATGCCTAAAAACATCGCTTCGACCCCAAGCTCCCTCGGGTGCGCCCTTGTCGTCGGCGTGAAGCTCTGGCGTCCAGTCCGTAGAATTTTCGTCATCGGGCTCCGTCAACTCCTCAGCCTCTCTGTCTTCATAGGCACGAATAGAATTAAAATATGGCTTCTCTTCTTCTAGCCAAGTGTGAATCGAATAAAGAGTAACCTGTACGGGATCAACCCCCTCGTCCGATGATTCCATTATCACTCCCTGGAGTGAACCATAAACATTGCCACCCTGGACGCTATCACTCTTCACAACCCCCTTGCGGGATAAGTGCCGAAAGAGGCGATCTTGGGTGGAATAAACCTCGTCACTGTAGGTCTCCTTAGCCAGCGCCAAAACCTTCTTCTTTTCAGGCATCACTACAATATCGATATCTAAGTGGTCGAAGATCATATAATCGCCATCGAGGCTTTTTCGCACCTGCAGTGATATTTGTGGTACGGGTGGTACAGGGGGATCGATTGTAATTTCTATATCAGCCATCTGAATTTACCTCCCTTACTAAATTCTGAATCTGTAAAATCTTTTTGAGGGTGGGCGAATTAATCTTAGTCTTTTTAAGACCCTCCAACATAACAATGACCTGCTTGGCTTTCTTGGACATTATCTTATCCGAAGATATTTCCTCCGACTCGATTGCTTTTGTCAATTCTGTTTTTAGTCGCCCCAACTCCTCGTTCAAAAAAATCTTCAACTCGACCGCGTTATCTTGAAATGAAAGAACATGACGTGTGAGCAAGTTTTTTTGCTCTTCGTGTAGCTCCTTGTATTTGTCATTAAACTTTTTAATAAAAGTTCTGAGTACTATGTTGTCGACTGCTTCCACCCGGTTTGGCTCACTAGCTCGTTCTCCCGCGTGCATCATAAGAGAGACCACCTTATCCTCCAAGAGAACTCTCTCCTTCGGCTTCATATCCTTGTTAAATATTTGCTGAACCGATGCAAGATTTCTATAGTTTTGCACAAAATTAGAAAACACTGCTGATCCCAACTGAGCGCTGATATCTTTGATGAGTGCCGTTTGGGCTTCGAATATCCTCTTCTGATCTAAGTCTTCGTAAGATTTTCGAACTTCCTCTATTAATCGCGTAGCCATCTTTTCCGACACGCCGCGTGTTTCGCTAAGTGTCGTATATAACAGCAACTCATTTTTTAGATCAGCCTCTTTCGCAAAATGCTTCTTCATCAGGATGATAACCTCATCCCTCTTTTTATAGTCTCCACTAACCGCACACTTCGCGAGTTCTTGTACCAGTGTCTCATACAAAAAAGCAGTGTTTCTCTTTTTGTTATGCTTTAGTCTCATGAACTTTCTCCAATTCCTCAATCAGTCTCTGAACTTCTCCACTCTTGGATAATATTTTTTCTTCACTGTCAGAATAATTAGGTTCCCTCTCTTCGTAAATTCCTTTCGAAAGACTTATTTGCATCATATCGGACATGCCCTTAAATGTGTTTCTGTCTGTGTTTCGCCCAAACTCATCAGCGAAATGAGATCTGTAGCTGCGATTACGTGCGCCCATGTCTCGTTTGTCATCTCGGTTAAGCTCTCCCCCAGGCTCAGCCAACAGAGGACCCTCGTCGCCGCCCTCTTCTTCGCCACCGAGATCGCCACCGAGATCACCGCCCATGTCTCCACCGAGGTCGCCACCGAGATCGCCGCCCTCTTCGCCTTCGCCGCCACCAGCGTCGGCTTCGGCTTCGGCTGTGGCGTCCTCAACTGCCTTTTCAAGGAACGCTTCGTGTTTCTTGTCTTGATATGTTTCTCTTTGCATTCGAAGAAATTCCTCGTCGGACATACCGAGAAGATTTGTTGCCACCCACCTCTTACTGAAGAACCCCTCAGTGGCTGCACCTGCGATATCGAACTTCGTTCGCCAATGCTCTAGCTCTTGAAGCTCCGCTATTCTCGATGGATTATTTAAGCCAAGCTTGAAGCTAAGCAGATCTTCGCCCCTGTACCCAAGCGTGTATAGGTGGACGACGCCAATCTTTTCTAACTCAGAAATCACTACTCGCTGGAGCCTCTGAACTGTTCTGGCAAATCTTATATCTTTCTGGGCCAGAGTAGCCTTATCTTCTTCTCCACCCTCCCCTCTGGATAAATAAGATTGTGGAATCTTCAACGCTGCAAATAACTTGTCTCTAAGATATTTAACGTCGTCGATGTCTCCCGTATACGTGCCCCCAGGTAAACTCTCCACTCTTGAAGAGGTTTGCCCGCGAGTGGGAATAAAATAATCCTCGTCTATGCTCATTGGGTTATACCGCAGATCAACACGACCCGTATCGGCATCGACCACCTGATTTCGCTTCATCTGGGTCATGACCTTCTGCATATATTGTTCCACGTCCTGCGGGGAGATATTCCCCACGTCGACATAAAAAACTCGACGCTCTGGTGACCTTACTATACGATAAGCCATCATCGCATCTTCTATCAGTGTTAACTGTCTCCAAATTCGCCTAGCTGGCTCCAGGGCAGACGTCCCATATGGCGCATGTTTGTCATTGCCAAGGACCCGAAAGTGCGAAACCTGCCAATTCTCAAGAGTCATCCCAGCGCCCTCCCACTGAAACTGTACATAATTAGGGTTCTCTGGATCTTCCCCCTCAATCCTTTGCAGCTCGGGAGAAGGAAGTCCGATCGCATTCTTCACCCCATGCTCTTCGTCCAAGTCCAAGTAAAGAAAAAAGTCGCCATACTTACACATTGTTCGACACCAGCCAAATAAATTATAATCTATCTGCAGGATATTGTGA